GGCCAGAACTCCGGCCATAGAGATTTCTCCTCACCATTTTTATCTTCAATGATGGCTGGGAACTCAACAACCTCCCATTCATCAACATCATCATTTTTCACCATCTGATTGACAATCTGACCTGTCAGATCAAGCTTCGACCATCTGGTCATCACCACAATAATCGCCCCACCCGGCATCAAACGCTGAATCGGTCCAGACTGGAACCACTCCCACGCGGGTAGGAACACATCCGGCTTACCTAGTTTGGCGTCCTGCTCTGAGTGTGGGTCATCAATAATAAACAAATCAGCTCCACGACCTGCGAGCGCTCCACCTACACCAATAGCAAAATACTCCCCGTTGTAATTTGTACCCCACCTGGAAGCTGACTTGGAGTCAGCCTGTAATTTCACATTCTGAAAAATCTCCTGATAGGGGTCGCTTCCTACAAGGTTCCTCACGCGCCTGCCGAAGTTAGCCGCGAGATCAGCTGTATGCGAAGCCATGATTACTTTCTTATGGGGGTTCTTGCCTAAAAACCAAGCTGGGGCTAAGTAAGAGATAAGCTCTGATTTGCCATGTCGTGGCGCGATATTGACGATAAC